GATTGATATAAATCAAAAATTTCTTCAATATCGGATTCAGGTAATCCATAGTTTTTTTCCTTTAGTCCTCGTTCTTGAACAATCGGATTAACTCTTTTTAAGCCAAGATATATCACTGGAAATATAATATTTGAAGATGAAGTATCCGTAGAACTTTCATCTATATTGTTTATTCTTCTGGTAACTAATCTAGGATTTCGACGATCAGCATAATCATTGCTTTCAATTAAGTAATTGATGTCTGGCTTATTGTTCTGATTTGCTTTCATGGTAATAGAGGCATGCCTTTTCCTTTTAACATCTGCTGTCGAAAGCTTGAAGTGTTCATCTGCACGGGATTCAAAATTTTTCTCATTATAAGTAGTAATACTCTCGAATAGTTGCATCTTTTCTATTTCAGCAGGGGTGGGGTTTGTTTTCGAATTAATAGTTTCATACTCTGTTTTTGATATGTCATAAATAATTTTTGGATTAAATGAGAAGCCTTGTGCAATCATACCAAGAATCGTTGATTTTGCAGTCCCGTTTTTTCCCGCTAAAATATTTAAATGTTTCGCTGGTTTAAAATTGATATTGTTGATGATTCTAAAATTCTCAAAAGTTGCATTTGAAATATAATAATGTTGTGGATTCTTCCAAGCCATATAAATTTCCTTTCACTTCACTGCATTTTTTATTCCCCGAACCGGAATCGAACCGGCGGCGCCAGGCGGGGAGGGTAGAGCTAATCTTTTTCTCGTAAAACTTTTTCAATGTCTTTTTTCGCTTGCACGTAGTAGTTAGCTACTTGCTTGGCAGATTTGTGATCTAAGTCCACTTTTTCCAAATAAATGATCGCTAGATCGTGAGCCGCTTTTCTAATTTCTTCATCTGACATTTCGATTCACCTTCTTTCTTTTTGGATCTAATCGAACTTGCAGAGTTAGGTGGGGAGGCAGTACTAATTTCTAGGAGCGCGATATCCGGCTCTTTCAGCTTCATCAACTGTTTTAAACAAAGCTGCTGGATTAGTTGTTTTATCATAATATCTGCTCCCTGGAACGTGATATATTCCGTTGTTAGAACCTTTGATTAATCCGTTCCCGTTGGCATCAACGTATTCTGGACCATTTGTTTGAGTAGCGGCTGCTTGTTGTTCATTCGCTGCGCTTTGAGCTGCCTCAGCTTGCTTTTGAGCTTCAATTCGCTGTTGTTCTTCAGCAGCTTGTTGAGCTTTAATTTCAGCATTTTTTCTTTCTTCTTCTTTTTGTTGAGCAGCAAGAATCTCGCTTTTAGTTTGGCTTGTTCCATCTAAATAATTCAAAGTTACATCATCTTGTACATTGAAGATATAAACATTAAATTTAATGTCGTCAGATTTAATTGATTGAGCCATTAAATGAACGCCGCGAGCAAGTAATTCATCACCACGGAATACAGGAGTTACTGAGTACCGTACATAGTTATCTTTACTTTTTTCCAGATAATATTTTATATCCATTTCATAGCGAAGCATCTCTGGATTATTTAACTGTGCTGTTCCTGTGATCAGATTCTTCCAATTATCGTTTTCACCAGAAAGGGTATAGCCAATCAAATGAGATCGATTATAGAGATATCCTTTACCAATTTTCTTATTATGCCAGCCAGTAGGCTTAACATTAGAAATATCTCCACGTTTAGCTGCAGGCATCAATGATTGATTCAGCATAGCTTCGGCAGAAGTAGCACGGTTTAGTTGATCAAGGTCCCCGTATTTTTCCCAAGCTTTATTGGCCAAAGATAAATCATCTTCCGAAAACGTTGGATTATTATCATTAATTTCAATCGTTTGCGTGCCATTGTATTCCATATTTGCAAGATTAGTATTATCTTGCTTCACACGATCATTAAAAGAGATAAGTGCTTGTTTTTGCTTATTCTTTTCATCCGAAGATTTGTCTTGTTCTTTTTTTGTTTCACTAGAGCTGGATGAAGATTTGTTTCCAGTTTTACTTTGCTGTGTGCTGCTTATGGTTGTTTCTGCTGACTTTTGTTCAGATGGTTCTAAGAGAGTTCCACCAGCAAAAAATACAATAACAGTACCAAGAATAATTAAAAGTTCTGGCTTCTTAGGTGTTTTCTTGAAAAACGCTCTAATTAGTCTTACTACACCAAAAATAAATCCAAAAAATCCTACTAACACTAACAAAGTTGCCATATGCATCCTCCAAAAAAAATCATTTTAACTCCCAATTATGGCAGGTAGAAGTAGCCACCAGTTAAACAAACTTACCAGAGTTATTGGAAATCAATTACTTCTGAATTCCGTACTTCGAAAAGGCGAGTTGCATCTCACCAGAGGTAAGATTTTGGGTGCTTCTTAACGCTTCTTCCTCTGACATTCCATTTTGCACTTTCCAAGCTGCAGGTGACATGCCGTACTTATTTACAAAGTCTGTAAGAGATAAGGTGTCGGCATCTTGTTGAGCGCTAGAACCTTGTGCGTCCGCAGATGGTTCAGGAGTTTTTGGAACGTATGTTGGCTCGCTTCCGTTTGCAAAATCAGTAGCTTCTTGTTCAGTAGCGCCTTTTTCAATAGCTTCTTGATACCTTGCGTCTCTAATGTTCGCATTATGATCACCATAGCCTAGGCCCTGTGACGCTGAAGATTGTGTATTGGTATTGTTAGTCAAGTTACCGTTGCTTTGCTTGCTAGAGTTACTTGTTGAATCATGTGAACTAGTGAAATTAGAATGAGTAAACTCGAGTTCAGCAGAGTCAGCATATTTTTGAACTAGATCCTGAGGTAAATCTCCATTGAACTGCATTAGAACTAATTTCTTTTCATTTGCTGCAGTGTAAGAGAAGGCCATTGCCGACTCTTTACCAAGTTCATCATAATAGTCTTTTGTTTTAGTTAGGTCTTTTTCTTTTTCAAACAGAAAAATTCTGCCATTCATGTAGTCGCCTGAATCATCTTTTTGAATACCAAAAATCTTCGCTTCTTTAGCAGACATTGGAGCCATACCGAAATCTTCCTTGTTCATGGATTTAGCCTCATCAACTGTTAATCCATCATCCTTGAACTTTTCCAATATAGAATCCAAACTTATCGCTTCTTTTTTCTGAGTTGAACTACTCGTTGTAAGTTTAGTTCTAGTCGAATCAGTCGTATCAGCCTTCTTATCGCCCGAACATGCTGATAAGAGCAGGGTAGAGCAGAGTAAGAATACAATCGTTAGTTTTTTCATTTTAATCCTCCGTTGCCTGAAGTCTTAAGAGTTGAGCAGCTTCTTTATTGTCAGCATAAAAACGAATTACATGTAGCACTCCTTTTTCATCTAATGGACGGACGTATAAGTTTGCATAGACTTTACTTGAGTTCATCGAGCTACCAATAACAGCACCAGCAGTTCCAGCAATTGCAACACCGAGTAATGCGCCACCAGTTGAATTTTTTTTGTCGGAGAATTCAATTTTTTCCAATAAAAAATCAATTTTTTTTCTACCTTGTTTTATAGAAATTCTATTAGGTTCTTCTTGAGTGATTTTCGAAAGCTTTACTCTTTTAATCTTTTTATATGTCGATTCTTCAACTACGCCTTTAGAAGAGAAAGGTTCAAATGTTTTCTCAGTAAAATAATAATCATGATCCGGTTCGCTTTTTACTCTTTTGATTTCCTTTTTCTGCATTTTTTCAGCTTTCTCAATTTTTTTCTGTGCTTTCTTTGTAGCCTTTTTCGTTTCAACTTTAGCAATTCGTTCAGGATCATCTTTCCATTCTTGAAATGAGTCGACTGTCTTTTCTGTGATATCTTTCGTTGCATCGAAGGTTCTTTTTCCTAAATCTTTCCAATCAACCATAAAAACCCACTCTTTTCTACTTCTGATTAAATCTATTTACAATTGTGATTATTTCTTTGGCGTAATTATTAATATCCATCGGTTGAGATAATTCAAACACAGAGTGTTTTTCATCATTTAATTCAATCTTCATACCATTAGTATTGAATCGTACTCTTAGAATCCACTTGCGAATATTATCATCTAATAAAATATTGAAGTAACTGCGATTATCACGATAGAATAAACGATCAAGAGGAATTACATCTTTTAAAACCACCTTGACAATAGTATATGACTCTAGTTCTTCAGGTGTTGTAATAACTTCAGGTTCGTCAATTTCTGTAGTATTTGATTCTGATTTAGTATCTAATTCATCTACTGAGACTGATGATTTTAATGCAGCGCTTAATTTATCATTTACCTTTTCAGAGATAAACTGATTGAGTCCTTTTTTTATAATTGGTTTAAATTTATCAATGATCTGTTTTGTTTTCATCCCATCATAAATTTCACCAAGAAGGAACTTAATAAACTCATCATTAGGATTGTCAAGCTCAGACGATAAATAATCCTTTAAACGACTCAAGTATTTAAGCTCAGCGGCAGAACTAGTAATCTTGTCAACATCAAAATTTTCCTTATGAAACTTAGCTAACTCAGGAACTTGGTTGTCTTTAATATTTGTTATATCTATTGTAAGGAAGGGTGCTAAATCCATTTTATTAGGTTCATCTAGATCAGTAAAAAATTTGTATTCTTGACCATTCGTTAAGATCCCGAATTTAGATTCTGTAGTCCCAAAGTATCTAAAAAGTTGTGAATCATGTTTTGTTAATTTTTCATTAATTGACTTCGCTTCAATTAGAATAGTAGGCTTACTATCGATAACAATAGCATAATCGACTTTTTCACCTTTTTTAATACCCACGTCTGCAGTGAACTCTGGAACAAATTCAGTGGGATCGAATAGATCATAGCCCAACGCTGCAAAAAAAGGCATAATGAGTGAAGTTTTAGTTGCTTCTTCCGTACCAATATTGTCTTTTAGCTTTATTACGCGCTTTCCCAATTGTTTTAAATCATCTTTAAATTTTTCCATTTCCATATTTAACACTCCATTCTACATTTTATCAGTTGGTATTATGCCATATAAAAAAACTCCATGGATGATAACGTCAACATCGTCCTCATCTTTAATATATTCCCATGGTGTGTGGAAACGTGAGTAAGTTAATGGTGAAAATCTAATTCCACGGTTTGTTTTATGAACTTGTTTGAGAGTTGCGTCATCTCCATTAATTGTTACAGCGCAGATATCTCCATCTTCCCAATCGCAACTTTTTCTGATTACTGCGATTGCGCCATCAGGAATGATTCGATTCATTGAATCGCCTAAAACTCGTAAAGCGAAAATATCGTGTCTACCATACTTTTTTATAGTAGAGGGCTGTATGAAAATTTCTCCTTCGTAATCGCTTACTAAACCAGCTGGCGATGAAGCTGCAATCCTACCTAAAATAGGAATTGAATAGTCCTCTGGAATGACTCCACCGATACCAACAGAATTATTAATGTCTTTAGGTTCACGTCCTAACAGAAAGTCTGTAGATACATCAAAAAAATCTGCGAGAGAAGTGAGAGTTTCTCTATCAGGACTACGTTCACCACGTTCATAACCAGAAATTGATACTTTAGAAACGTGAATCTTATCTCCTAATTGTTGTTGAGTAAGTTTTTTTGAAACTCGTAATTCTTTTAATCGAGATCCAAAGTCCATGTTAACACCTCGTTTCTTTTATTATTTTACCGTTAACAAACAGTTAACTCAATTGATTGGAAAAAAGTTAACTAAATGAGTATAAAAATAGTTGACAATTAACTTGCGGTTAACTATACTGTAGTTAACATCAGGTTAACTTAGAAGGAGGGATGGTAATGGTTTTGCAAAATTTAGAAACAATAAGAAAAGAGAATGGAAAAACTTTTCAACAGGTCGCTGATGCCGCTGGACTTACAAAGGAATTTTACTGGATGATCGAAAAAGGTAAAAGAAGGCTTTCTTATGAGAATGCCGTAAAAATTGCTTTGGTTTTCGGTAAAGAACCAGATGATATTTTTTTGGAAACGGAGTTAACTAAAACGGAACAAATTGATTAACCAGTTTGTTTGTACAATCAAAAATAACTAGAAATTATGGAGGTGATCTAATGTCAAAACAAGAAAAAATTGAGTTCATACTTAAACGTTTAGGCGATCACTTAACTAAAGCCTACTTAGAAACAAAATCGGATCAGTTCATCAATCAACTGTATGAAGTTGAGAGTCAACAGGATGACCGTCTGATTGAAGACATGATGTTCTACTTCTAATAAACAGTTTATAGCAGTATGACTGCTATGAAAAATGACAATTGAATACAAAAGGAGTGATTAATATGGGAGTTTCTTCGATGGAGAAGCAAGTCGCATCTATTTTTAGACAGGAAGTTGACAAACAGGCTTTGAACCAAAGAGTCATGGCTGATCACCTGAACTTCTCAGCGCAGAATCTAAGTCACATGTTAAATGGTAGACGGACGATGGGATTAGAAAGAGTTGTAGAAATTGCTGATTACTTGCAAAATCCAGAAACAGATTTCGAGGTAGCTGCTGCGATGTTCTATACACCAAAACCATTAAATCGAAAACGTCGAGATGCGCATCCACTTTCAAAAATGGTTG